ACCGTCGCCCGGAATGTTAAGCGCATTCTGACCAGCGGGAAATTTTTGTGTAAGCAATGTCGCACCGCCGTTACCGTCGGTTAGCGTAAACGCACCAGCAGCGGTAGCGTACATAACAATCTGTTTAATGCGTGAGCGACCCGGACCTACTGCCCCTGTCGCTGTAGCACTATAGGCTTTTACTGGACCAGCCATCTAAGCCTCCTGTTTAGCTAAGTGCTGCGCCTACAGCGGTTACCCAAGCGGCACCTGTGTTAATTACGATGCAGTATTCGTTGTTACCTGCACCGTTGTCAGAAACCATATACACGGTTCCAACGGCAACATCGCCAAAGGCTGGCAGATTAGCAGTGGTTACAACGGGGATTTGGAAGCCAGCGTTTGAACGCACTGGTCCTGAGAAAGTAGATAAAGCCATTTAGATCTCCTGTCGTGGCTAGTGTCAGCCGCACCTTGCGGCTGTCAGGGATGACTTATTATACAATAAAAAAGGGCGACTGAATAGCCGCCCTTTAATATCTTTGTATTTACACTTATGCGCCCGGTGAACCGAACACAGCGCGTGGGTCTGAGAAGCCGAAGCTGTAACGCTCACGAGCCTTAAACCGCATGTTGCCAGTGTCGAAATCTGGATCCATTGCAGTTGACAGAGCCATACGCTCAAAGTGCTTGAAGCCGTTTGGCGCATCAGTCTTGATGAAGAATGCGTCTGAGTCAGTCAGGTAGTCGTTGACTACATAACCTTCAGGCAGCAGACCAGAAGACTTGATTGCGTTGATGTCGTTGTCGGCAGTTCCAACCCGGAGGTTTGAAACAAGCAGACGCTCGGCAACAAACTGCAACTGGCGAGGGATGATCAGCTTCATGCCTTTAAGGGCAATGATCAAGCCACGCTCGTCTGTGAAACCAGCGATGCTGATGAGCGCGTCCTCGAGTGAGGTCTCGTTCAGGTCAGCAGCTACTGCTGGCTCGTTGGCAAATGTGCCACCGTTTGTAAGCGGGTGGTCAGTTGCACAAAGTTCTTTAGTGTCGCCACCAGCAAATGCTGAGTTGAAGGCGTTGTTAAGAACAGAGGCAGCTTTAACCTGCTTGGTGTGTGCCATAGAACGTGCAAGTGCGCGTGTATAGCGTGATGCCAGACGGTCGTACAGGTTGTCTTCGATAGCTTCTTCAGTGATTGAAAAGGCCATAGCAACTGTCTCGTGGTTGTAACGAGCAGTGTATGCTTCTTGTGCATCGTCGAATGATACACCAGAACCTTCTGATTTCACTGGAGCCGCACCGAAGCCTGATAACATTACCTCTTCCTCGAATGCCCGGTCTGATGACTCGGAATCGAAGATTTCAGCATGCTGACCTTCATAGCGATTGTATTCCATACCAAAGAGAGCGTTTAGGCCCGGCTCTAGTTCTTTGGCAAGTTGTGCGCGAGAAATAGCCATTATCTAAACTCCCTTACGCTATTGTTGCGTCGGCATCGTTACCGAGCAAAACGTGGTTGTTGATCTTCACAATCATCGAAATGCCAGCGGCTGCGTAATCGGCGTTATCAACGTCTTCCTGAATACCAATGATCATCAGCGGCGAAGAAGGATCTGTTGCTGATGCTGTTGAGATATCCACGACTGCGGTTGAGTTGCCTGTAGTTGTGCTACCGGCATTACCGTTTGCGAAGTCTACTGTCTTGAAGATGTTTGCACGAGCAGTAGCTTTGTTTGTCATGCCTGCATCGGCAACACAAATAAAGCGTTGTGCTGGGTTGTCGTACACATAACCAATGATGTCGTAGTTCGTGTCTGCTGAACCTGAACCGGGCCAGTAGTTAGAAAAACGCTTTTCTTTGGTTGTTGCGTCAACATATTCACAGCCAGCGAAAGCACCTAAAAGTTGCTCTCCGTCAGCAGCAGCGCCTGCAACCAGAATTGTCCCGCCAGTAGTTTCTACTTTGACCGGGGAACCCTGATAGATTGCTGCTGCCGTGCCAGCGATGAAGTATGCTGTAGTACCTTGAGTAGCTGGTGTGCTACCAAAGGTGTTGATCGGCTTGAGGCCGAAAGCGATGTTTGAATTCGCCATTACACACTCCTAAAAGGTTAGGGTAAGGACCTATTCCTTACCACCAAAAGTTACACGACTTTTCCGATCCGAATGAATCGGCATTGAGGGATGTTGTTCCCTCATCAGGTTTTGGTCAACGGCTTCCATTTGATTGCGGGTCTGCTCCCGGAAATATTCAGTTCTTTCTTGGACCGTCTCCTCGGGGATACGGGCAAGCATTAGTCCGCCTACACCGATAACACCTGCATGCTGACCATCATCAATGGTTGGATACTTACCAGCCATCTCAGGATATTCGTCAGCCCGTACAGGCTCCCATCCTTCACGAAGCTTTGCATTCACATTCATCTTGTCATCCTCACCACGAAGTGATGTACGAATCCAGCGATGTTTGTATCCTGCCGGTGCTTCAGGTGCCTCCAACTTAGATGGAGGTGCCCACGGCTTACGACGTTGGGTCTTTGCGCGAGTTTCCGCTTCGCGTGGCGTTCTTGTAGATCCAGTCATTTCTTACTCCTTGACATATTTTGCATATTCTTCGAGCGGAACATTTAACCGCTTCGCAATTGCAATTTGCGAAGGAGTCAATTTGACTGTTCTGCGCCCCTTTTGTAACGGTGCTTTAGAAGCACTGGACTCCGCAGAAGCGACTCGGGGTCCTGCATCGTTGCGTTGAGCTTCCTTAAACTTGTGTGGAAACTCCTTACGAACTCTGCTGTCAAGCTCAGTATAATACTCATCGGACGTTGGGTCAAATCCTTCATCCTCAATTAATTGCCTATGAATCCCAAAAGCAGCATAGGTCATTGTCTGATCAGTCCCAAACCAATCGTTCTTGGAAGCCCAAGCCTCGGCTTTCGGATCTGGAGCAGCGGGTTGTGCAGGTTGTTGCTGGACGGGGCGAGGCTGCTCAACCTGCATAGCAGAACGAGCAGCTTGCTCTTCCTCTTGCCGCTTACGAGCGTGACCAAGTTGAGCCTCATCTAGAGCAAGGCGACTTAAATTCTTCTGAGCCTCAAACATAGCCTCAGCGTCGCCGTCGTCATAAGCAGCTTGAAACGCCCTCTTTGCAGCATCAATCTGAGACTCAATACGAGACCCAAATTCACCCACATAAGACTGGTCTAATTTGTCGAGCCTAGTCTTTAGCTCTTCATTCTGCTTTTTAACGGCTTCTGCAAACTCGATTGCCGCCTTACGCTGGGACTCTTCTTCCCGGTAACGCTGCGTTAACTTGCTGATGCGGTTCTGAACAGACTTAGAATACTGCTCTAATTCCTGTTCTTTAACTACGCTGTCGTCAGAAGGGTTCTCGGCATCGGCCTGAGCTTCTACCTCAATCTCCTGCTGCGTATCATCTTCGACGATTTCAATCTCGTCCTTTTCTACAGCGGCTTCTGCCATCCTATCCTCCATAACTCTTAATGTCGTCCGGATCTACAATGGTAGCGATGACCTCATCGTCATTGATAATCCGAACCTCACCACCCTCGATAGTAAAACGAGAGCCAGCATATCGACCGATACACACCCAATCACCTTCCTTGCACCAAGGATCTCCTCCGCCGAACTTGTCGGGATCTTTGTATGCAAGAGGGCCGAGCTTCACTACATAGGCTACGACAGTAGCCCGTGACTCTCTTTCTCTAACTTGATCAGGAACGTAAATGCCACCTTCAGTCTTGTCACGACCCATATACGGCATGACAAGTAATCGCCATCCGGTGGGTTGTGGTACTCGTTCTGAAAGGGACTTTTGTTTTGCGGCCTCTTCGGCCTTCTTTTTAGCCTCGCGTTGCGCGAGGACATAGTCAGGTACGATCAAAGTCTTGGTCATAGTTTACCTTTTTAAGCAGGGCCTTGAGTTCATCAAGAGCGTAGGCGACACCCTGTATTTCGCCAACTCTTGCTTTGTAGTCTTCCCAGTCCTTAACATTACCATAAGTAATGCCCTCACTGAGAGACTCAATTCTTGCGTTCAGCATCTTTTGATACCGATTTATAAAGTCTAAAACGTCCATTTGCCCCTCAAATGAATCTAGTCGTCATCCATCCCGCAATCGCAGTCTGGCTTGCCGCATTCACAAGGCATGTCACTAAGTGGACCGCCTTCCTCCCACGCTGCACAACTATTCTTAGCACTGCACATAAACTTTAGCAACTGGCAATAACCTACCTCGCCGCTCTCATCCTTCATGCACTGCTGCATATGCTCAGTAATGTTGAATACCGAACAAGTTCCGCAGCTTTCTTCTGGATTAACAGCCGGGCCGTATTGATGATCTTTGATCGCGTACCGCTGGTTCTCTTCGTTTGTCTCTACA